GCCTTCGATGTAAAATCGAACGTCGTTCAGGCCGTTCGTGAAGTCGATCAGGAACGTCTTGTAGACGCTGGCCAGTGTGTAGCCAGTGGCTTTGTCATCATTGTCGGTGGTGGCATCGTCGGTTTCGGCGACAACCGCCGTGAGTGAGGCGCTGCCCTGCATGCGGAACCATGCGTTGACTGCCACGCTGTCTGGGGTTGCGTTGCGAGCCGAGGCCAACCCGAAACACAGGGTCGTGACAGAGTCGATGCCCGACACCTGAGCGACGAATTTCGCGTACTTCACGGCGCGAATGTCGAAGGCCAGCACGTCGTTATGGAAGAGGGTAACTTCTTCCGCTTCGCTGGTCGCAGCGAGCGTCAACTTTGCTGCGCCGCCGTCCTCGGTGATTGCAAGGTACGTCGGAGTGCCTGCGCTGCTGGTGTCGCTGACGGCCCATCCATTCATGCCGGGAGTTGCAGCAAATTCCTGCGCCCGGTCGAACAAATCCTGCCAAACTTTAGTGCCACGGGTAACCATCTGAGAGCCTTTCTGATGCCCCTATTCGGGGACTGTGCTATTCGCCGATCAGTTCGGCAAAATCGGGGGCGACACAGCGCCGCCCCCGTGTTCGTCAACCGATGCCCGATCAGGCTCCGGCGTGTTTCTGGATGCCGCGATGATTCAGAGCCTTCGCCCCAAACGTCTGCAGCACGTAATAGGTGATGGACAGATTGTGCTCGTCTGGCACCGTGCGAATCTGTGGCGTTTCCTGACCCTGCAGAAAGGTCACTTCGACTGTGTCGATTCGGCGCGGCTCAGCAAACAGGTACCAGGCAGTGGCACTGTTGGCGTCCAGCAGTGGCTCGACGATCAACTGCAGATTGCGGTTGATGTTTGCAACGCCGCTTTGCGAGGCGTAGGGGTCTGCGGTGGACTGCAGGAGCGTCAGGATGGTGGCACGCAGGGCAGCGGGCACGCAGATATAGGCTGGCATCAGCCCGAGAATGTCCGGACCTGCACCGCCTTCCGGCGTGTTCTCGCCACGCATCACCATCATGTTCTGCGTCAGCAGGTTGATGGCGGTGGTGTAGTTAGAGACCGAGCCGGTTTCCAGATTCTTTTGCTTGCGGTTGCCGCTCACGTCGGAAAACAGAGCCACGCCGTCACTCATCAGCGGGTTACTGGTGATCTGCGACCACGCCACAGCGTTGACCGTGCGGGCTGCAGCGTCACCGAGGCCAAGCGGCACGCGGGTGAGTGCGTCCATGTCGTCGTTGACAATCAGCTTGTAACTGAAGTCGATTCCCTCGCTGTAGCATTCCACAGCATAGGATTCCTTCGCGTCAGCAAACGAGACCCGATTCGGCCGCTCAACGTCGTTCCAGGCGGGCAGGTTTGGGATGCCACCGTGTCGGAGTCGGTGAATCGTCTTGAAGTCGGCCACGGAAAGCCCCTGACGCATTGGGCCGCGCCACGTTGCAGGCACTTCGGTGTAACCGATCATCATGGATTTGTTGATCGCATCCAACGTTAGATTCGCGAAGTTGCCGGTGGTGTGGTACGGCGTCACCGAGCGACCGGACAGGCCGGCCTTTTCGGGGCCAAACATTGCAGCCTGAGCGATCTTTTCGCGAGACAGGCCAAAGGTTGAAACACCCATGCCCCGAACGTACTCGGTGGCCATGTCCATCAGCGTGGCATGGGCAAACGGGGCAGCCGCTTTGCGTTCGGCGTCGGTGGTGTGCTTTTCGATCTTTGCCGTGTCGCCGTTTGCCGCGAAGCGAACAGCGTTGACGATCATTGCTGCACGAAGGTCACCGCTGAGTCGCTCCTGTCCGGTCTTGCCGATGCTGATCGTGCCGCCGAATGGAATTGAGGCGGAGCGTTCGGCCTTCGCCTTCTTCAAATGCTCGCGAACGGCGTTGACGTCGCTGAAGCCGCGGACCGCGTCAAATTCGTCGGCCATGTCAGCCAGTTCGCACAGGCCGCGGGCTTCAGTCTCGAATGCCGTGCGGGCCTGATGCTGAGCCTCGAGCGCCTTGCGGGTGCCTTCGGCGATCATGCGAGCGACATCATCAGCGGTGAGCGCTGGGGCAGTCGGCTGCACAGGAGCTGCACGTGTTGGCTCCGGAGGCGGCTGCTGAGTCGCTGCCAACTTGCTGGCGTTGTCCACAAGCCACCGCTGGGCCTGATCGTCACTGAATTCGGCTGGCATGCCACGCGACACCAGCAAAGCGCGGAGTTCCTGATTCATTTCAAATCCCTCTTGCGAAAACCTGACCGCTGCCGGGTCGAGCCCTCGCAGCTTTGCCTGAGCGTCTGCACCGATGGGAGTCAACGAGACTTCCCGCAGCCGCCACTTCGTCACGACGTTTACCGGACCTGTGAATTCACGGCCGGAGATTGTTTTGGTTTGCCCCTCGGCAATGTATGTGCGTTTCAAAACGTCATAGCCGACAGAAACATCTGTGATGTGCCCTTCGCGAACGCCTGCCATCGCGTCTTCGGCCTGGGCGGCCTTCGAGAACATGAGCGTTGCAGTGATGTTGCCATCACCTACTGTGATGTTTCGAGCGCTGCCCAACTGGTCTTTGATGCTGGATCGGTTGTGTGAGTCGAGGAATGGAATCTGCCGACTCTTCGGGAACTCCGCGCCACGGGCCAGCAGCACTTCCGGCACCAGCTCGCCGCGGGACCAGTCTGGCATGAGCACAGGGGCTTCGGTGCTGATAACTGCTTCGACGGATCTTTCGTCCTCGCGGAATGATTTTGCGCGGACCTCCAGCGAGCGAAACCCAGGGTCTGACATCGGCCTTGCAAGGGCCTGCGAACGCTTAGACATTGCTCACCTCTTCTTCGTTTTCGTCAGCGGTCTCGCTGCCAACGTCTTCCATTTGTTCGATAGTGGCCATTGCCGTGAGCGCCTGCGGGTCAACGCCGAGGATGTTGTTCATCACGACTTCCGGGATGCCTCTGGCCGCCGCCACTTCACGCATTTCTGCAATGTTGTCGATGACGGTTCGCCAGTTTACATTCTGTTTTGCACACTCCATCTGCAGTGAGCTGAGACCGCCTTTGATCCGCAGCGAAGCGGCCTTCGCGTCGTCTGTTGGATTGATCGAAAGAGCCACCGGGCCTTGCCAGTTTGCAGCAGAAAACCGCCCCGGGCTGGCTTGAAACTCAGCCGCGGAAATGATGCCGTCGAAGAATCCGGCCAGCACTGCAGCCCGAATGAGACTTTCGTAAATGGGCTGGCAAAAGGACGACGCAAACCACTCCTGAACGTCATGCAATTCGGGCCATGCGTCGTTGTCCGCTGACCGCTCGCTGCTGAATGAACTGTTGCGGTAGTCGCCGGTGATCGTCGAAGACTTCACGCCCGGCATTGCTCCGGCGGTTTGCCGTTGCAGATGCTGAACGAAGCCCTCCGGATTCATGTTGGGCTGATTCGGACTGTGCAGCTCAAACTTTCCGTCCTTGCCCGTGTTGATGAGCATGGCGGGTTGAATCTTCGTGATCGTGTTGCCGTCCGCGTCGGTCAGGTCGGAGCCGTCTGGTGATGTGTGGACCGGCGTTGCAGACTGTGACAAACCGACGCGAGTTGCCCCTGTGGGCTTGCTGTAACTGCCAACGAAACATGCCGCCATCGCCGAGGCTTTGAGGACGTTGTAGTTCAGGTCACTGGTGTCCCGCATGTTGATGAGTGCGGCAGCAAACCACGGCAATCCGCGAAGCTGGTCGATGTCGTCCTCGATGTACAGGTGGCCGATCTCTGCGATTCCAAACCGCTTCACGGCGCCCGTCTGATTTGCCGAGGCGTAGGGCGGCTGGACGCGAATGTGATAGGCCACACGCTCGCCGAATTCGGTCAATTCCACGCCGCGAAAAACGGTGTTGCCTTCAGGCACTGCCTCAGCCACCAACTCCGACTCGTCTGCCAGTCGGCAAGTGTCAATGAGCTGCAGGGCCACCGGCACGGGAAGATCGTGGGCTTGCTGTTTCTGCTCACTGATCGGCTGCAGCCGGTAGAGAACGTCGCCGCTGAGAATCACATTACGCAGGGCCAGCTTCTGCAGCCCCGCGAACGTCTGACCACCTTTTCCGGGAAGGCCGCGAAGGTCAAAGCCGGATTGAATTCGCGCCCACAACTCTTGTGCCTTTTCACGGAAGGCAATATTCGCCGTGCCGTCGGCGTTCATGGCCAGCGATTCAGGCTGCATGCCGTGCCGTCCGATGGTTTTGGCAACGATGGTGCGAACCACTTTGCGTGCGTTCGGATTGTCCCGGTAAAGCTGCCACGAATCCGCTCGAAGGCTTTGGGCGCGGGACGTGTCAACGTCGTTTTCACGCCAGACGATGCGGTTGCGTGCATTGAGCCGGTGACGATTTGCTGCCGCGTATGGGCCGTTCGGCGTGCCGATCAGTTGGTTGATCTGCTGCAGGCTTGCCCGGGCCGCTGCACGGCGGACGCCAGCCTCAGGGCTAAAAAAGCCAATGACGCGGTCAAGGATGTTCACAGCGAAGGCTCCCCAAGCGAGAGAAGGGTTGCCATGCCGCCGCTACTGGTGCTACCAGCGCTGATCTCGTCTTTGAGTTGCTGCCTGAGTTCGCGCAGGTCGCGGAGCTGCGCCATCAGCTTCCTGCGCCCGGCGATGGAATAATCCTGCGCCTTCAGGCAGTCCAGAATAGCCTGCTCAGTTGCCTCTAAAATTTCTTGCGGTGATGCCATGCCGCCATTGTGCGGCAGTACCCCGAAAATCACATACCAGCTTTACCAGAGGTCATCGCTCGCCATCGAGACTCACTACCCGATGCTGAATCACGATAGTTTCAAGTTGCACGCGAACAGTCCACGTGTGGCCGCACGGCCCCAGCCCCGGCTTTGCCGACTTGCAGCAGCGGTAGTACCGGGTCTTGCCTTGCGTGGAATAGGCCAACCCGTAGCCGCGACGGCCTTCCCAGCAAATCGGGCAGCGTCGGTGAACCTCAATTTCTTCGCCCTGCGTGGTCGGTGGCAACTCGACGGCTGGCCGCTGCTGTTGCGGCTGTGCGGTCGCGGCTGCTGGCCGCTGCTTCTGTGACTTACTCAATCCAGGGCCTCCCGTCGCTTCGTGTCTCGCCTGCATTTACCACGGTCCTTTGAGTCTTGATTTCTGATCGTGCTGGGAATCCGCCGTTTTCCTCTGCGTAGCATACCGCCAACGCCAGCCCGTAGCGAATGGCGTCACGAAAGTCGTTCGGGGCTGATTCGTTTTTCTTCACCCAGAGCAGTTTGGCGTTGCCTCGCGTGTCCACTTTGTCGCCCAGCGTGGCGTTGCAGAGCTGTTCAAGGAATTCCATGTCCCGATCCGCCCCGGCACAGATACTCAGGCTTTCCGGATCTGTCGGGGTGCGGTCGTCAAGTCGGGCCTGCAGGTCAGTTTCCCAGAAGTCCGTCGCGACCGTCAGCAGTGTTTGCCCTGCGTGGTCGCCTTCCTGCACTGAGGATAGCCGGTAAGGCTTGCCGCCAAGGTCGTGGTTGGCGCCTTTGATGGCAAGAAAGCCGTCGTGACGGTTGGCGAAATCGTAGGTTGCCTTGGTATCCCAGCCGGAGTCCGCCGCTGCAGCATGGGGCCGCATGGAGTTGCCGCCGTCCTCGTGCTCGTATGCCCTGCAGATTGTGGCGTGCCAGATTTCATCCAGCGTCTGCGTGAGGCCATAGTCCACGACGTGACTACGCCAGTCAGCACCGTGAGCCATTACAACCCAGAGACGGTAACCGCCCTCTGCAGCCTGCTGGTCGATGGTTACGGTGAGCAACCGGCCCCAAACTGGCACGACACCCCGTGGCAACTGCGTTTTCAATCGCTCGCCAACCCGTTCCGGCGTTGATTTCGTCCGCCGCGGTTCCCACGTTTCGCCCTTGTCTTCGTTGATCCACTGGCGAAGTTTTGCCGGGTTTTTGCACTTGCTGACGAAGTCAGCAGCGATCGAGCCCCAGCCGTGGAAAAGAGCATAGAAAACGCTGATCTGGCAGCCGTAATCCTGTCCCCAGTTGCGGGGTTCGCCGCGCAGCCAAGACATATCATCCGGCGGAAGGTCGCGGGCCTCCATCGCCCGTTCGTGGTCTACCTCGCAACCAGCCGGAATCCACACGCCGCGCATCATCATTTCGGGCCGGTGCATGTCATCAATGCGGCCTTCGCAGAAGCGGCAGACATAGTGCGCCGTTTTGCGGGCCAACTCTTTATCAGACTGGCCGGAAGGTAGCTTCTCGAAAAAGATGCCGCCTGGCTGGCCGCCGTCGCCGAATTCGATAGTCTGGAATTTGTGGCAGTGTGGGCAAGGGACGTGGTAGCGGTGATGCGTTGATCCCAGCAGCCCGGTTTCCACGTTCGACTTGCCGCGGACTGATGGCGTTGACTCCATCACAAATTTTCGGTCGGGGTACTCTGCTCCGCGCTTCCGAAAGCGCTCCAGTGGGTCGCCTTCAGTGCTCGACGCCTCCATCACCCATTTATCGATCTCGTTTGCGTGGGCCACACGAATCGACTTGTCCGCCAAACGCGACTTGCCCCGAGGCCAGGCCCCGTGACAGACTGACCGGCGAAGTTGAATTCTGGTCTTTGATTGCCTCTGCCGGATCGGCGTTTGATCCCGAAGTCGCGGGCAGTTTTCGAGCATCTGCCACAGACGGCCAAAAACGCTTTTGCAGTTGGTCTCGTCTGGGGTCGCGAACATGGTTTCTTCGGGGCGTTGGTCCATGCTTCGCATGAGCATAGCCAAGCCGAAATTTGTTTTGAACATGCGGGCCGCCCATTGCAACCAGATTGTGCGGAACTGGATCGAGTCATAAGCCCAGCATGGGCCTTGGGGGGCGGTGACCCATGGGCAAGACGATTCAGCGAATGCCCGGCCGTCATGCGTGTAAAAATTCATCCGCAGCCAGTCCGCAGCGGTCTCCTCTGCCTGGATTGCCAGCGTGTCCCGAAAGATGTCTGCAATTATGCCCATTCGCCAAGCCCCTCCACGATTTCACGCAGAGCGACAGAGACCACACGGTCCACAGCAGCCTTAATCGGCACCTTCAATTGATCTGGGCAAATCAGTGCGCACTCGGTCCCAAGGTTTAGCACTCGCGTTTTCAGCCGCTGAAGTGCGATTGCCAACTCTCGAACCACTTCGTCCTTGTGTACCAACCTGCCCTCAATCAGGTCGTTTTTCAGTTTCCTCGCCCGTGCTGCCTCCGCCTTGTCTGCGATCTCCGCTCGCTTCAGCTCCACTAAAAGTTCCGACTGGTCAGCCGCCTCGCTGACAGCCTTAATGTTTGCCGCCCTCCATTGTTGAATGGCGTCAATTGATGTCCGGGGGCAACCGCGATTGAAGTACCGCTGAATGGTCACCTCCGAAACTCCAACCCCAGCCGCTGCCTGCGCCAAGGTCAGTTCGCCCGGGAGCGTCAACCCCTTCCGCCTCTCAATCGGTTTCGGGGCTGGCGTCTTCGGCCCCGGTGCCTTTGGGCGACCGGGCTTTTTTGGCTGCGGTGCCGGCGGGGCTTTCGCCTTTTTTCGTGCCGGTCGTGTTGCCAATTTTACCAAACAAAACACACTCCCAAAAAAACCTTATGCGCAAAAAAAGTCAGCAGGCGGAAACC